GTAATCTGAAGCATTACTGAAACTTGCGCCAATTGTCAATGTTACATTTTTATTTCCATAATCATAATCGATATTATTAATAGTATATCCATTAGAATTGCTAGTAGGTATAATAATAGGAGTAACATTATTCAATGTTTTACTATTTCTTAAAATACTAACTTGAGTATCTCCTAATTCATAATTCAATTCAACATCACTCACCACTTTATTAGTCAATCCATCTAAAAGAATCAAACCAGGAGATTCTAGATAATTTTTACCAACAGAAGTAATTCCAATACTACCTAAAGAAGTAAGTAAATCTAATTTAACTAATTGAGGAATATTAGATTCAGGTCTAAGAGTTTTATCTACTGAATAATCAAAACCTATATCCTGAATAACTAAGTTACTTATTCTACCTATATCAGGAGCTTTAGTTTCTAAAATTGCATTTTTTCCGTTATCAGTTATTATAGTACTAATTCCAGGTAAAGTTTTATACTCAAACCCACCATTTTCAATTTTAACATTAGCTATAGGACCTTCAACGTTTTTAGAATTTGTAAAATAATCAAATTTTCCATCAGATGAAATATACTCCAATTTCTGAGGAAGAAGAGGGGAAATAAATGAGAATGTAGTAGATCCTACTCCCACCAAACTATGATTCCCTGTTAGGGGATTAGATTTGAAGTTGGCAGAATTAGAATTTTTAATATTAGAAGTATCTCTAATAATTCCCAATTTAATAGATGAATTGGAAGATTCGTTTATTGGTGATAAATTGTAATATAAAGTCTCATCAATTTCTTTAACATTTTTAATTGTAAGATTTGCATTTGCATCTATACCTATTCTCCCACTTGTACTTACATTAAAATCATCAGTTTCTCCTGATGTAAAGAATGAATTATTGAGATTGGGATCACTATAAAGATTAAAATCAAATGCACTATATGAAACTCCACCATCTCTAAAGGATAATGACGAATCTGATAAATCAAAATATACTTTTAGATTTTTCTCTAAATTTATTGGAGGATTGATAGGAGAAAGGGTTCCTGCAGAAGCACTACTAATATTAATTGCTTTTGGTTCTATGTGTATAGCATCAAAATAAGTCTCACATAATTTAACTGTATTTCTATCTACTATAGATGCATAATAGATTCCATTATCTACTAAACCACCTGAGGAAGTGTCTGCAGTATGAATAACCTTTTGTCCAGTATTATATCCATGTCTTGCAATAGTAATAGTATTATTTCCAACACTAACATCTCCAGAACCAAAAGTCCTTGGATTTATAACTAACCTTCTATTATAATCATTATATGCAACATTTATAGTGGTAGTAATTCCAGGTTGAGCTATCAAAAGAACCTCATCTTGAGATTTAAGTCCATGAGTAGAAGAAGTAGATACTGTTACTGAGGATCTACTTAAATTTCCAATTAAAACATTATCATAATTGGTTTTAAGACTATGATATACTCCAGTACCTACTCCAATAAAATACAAAGTAGATGTAGTCGTAGTACTATTAATTCCAACAAAAGATCCAGTAGATCCTAGTCCAACTCTAGCAGTAGCAATTCCAATTAAATCATTTGTTATTCTTGCTGCATATACTGTTTGACCTTGAGTAAGAGCAAATCCATCTATACCATCAGTAGACACTGATACAGCAGCTCCTACATTAGTACTATAAGTTAATGCATCACCAGTATTTAATCCATGATCCTTAAAATATAAAGATTTGGTAGGAATGAATATTTCACTAATTCCAGCTCCTGGATTTGAAAATACAATAGTAGATCCAATACCAACACCAGAAACAGTTCCCAATCCTATCGATTCTATTGGATTAAAATACAACTCATTATTAAACTTTAATTTAGAATTATCTAATTTAGAATTGCCATTAAAAACAAAATTTCTTGGTTTCTGCTCAACTTTAGAATATGCTGTATGAGCAGATCCTGTAGTTGAATTCCATTCCCTTATTACCCTTACCCTAGAAGATTCTGAATCAATATTTAAAACCTTTACAGATTCAGTACCTATACCCAAAATATCATTAGATCTTAAGTAAGGATATCTAACATATGCATCTAAATTAAAATAGGTTACAATACCAGTACTAGAAGAAGCATTAAGTGCATTAGATAATCTGAAAGTATCTGTTGTAACTCCTATTCTTATAAGAGAATTATTTGATATTCCACTTGTACTTAATCCAGAAAGATAAGTAGTTTCATTATGATTGAAATTATGAGGATTGGTTGTATATCCTACAAATTGTCCTGTATACTCTCCAAGTATAAATTCTACGTTGGAAAACTCAGTAAAAGCAACGCTTACTTGATTTATAGTTTTTCCATCTACAAAATTAACTGTTGCTTTAGAACCATATCCACTAGAACCTAAATCCTCAAAAACCACTTCATCTCCAACTTTATAACGAGTTCCTCCAGTGTTAATTCCTACACTTCTTATATTACCTGCTGTAGTAGATTTAATATAAGTTCTTTGTTTATGGATATTACTAGGATTTACCAAAAACTCATAATCACTATCAGTAAGAAGGAAGTTATATGGATCAGTATTTCTAACTAAATTAGTTTCATTAAGATCTACTAAATCTTGATTAGATTTATAGTCAAAATTATAATCTATAGGTTGATGCTTATAAGAATTACCTATAAAATATGGGAATTGTGGCTTTCTATAATTTTTAAATGCGCCTTCATCATCATTTATAGTGGGGTTAATAAGTGCAAAATACGCATAAACTCCATTAGGATATTCTGGTGTTTTACAGAATCTACCATTATGCTCATCTAAATCTTTATCGTCAGAATAAGTATAGTCTTCTACAAAGAATCCTTCAGAATATACCTTCTCCCCATTAGATGTTAAGGGGTTGGGTCTATCACTTGATATTGAAGGTGAATATCCAGATTGAAGAATTTTAATAGGTCCGCCAGAGTTGTTAGTATAACCATAAGGACCATAAATTGGACATCCATCATAAGACCATCCAATAATAGGAGAGTGAGTAACTGATACTTGCTCAATATCATTTTCAAGAGCTAAATCAGGAACAAATACTTCCTTATCACCTACAGTTCTCTTAATATAAGTATTTTGTCTTAATTTTCTAGGAGAATATAAATGAGAATATTGCAATCCAAATTTCTCATTTAATCCATTACTTACAATTCCATCATCAGTAGTAATCTGATCATTTTGAATTAATCTTTCTACACTATTAATAGTCCATGTTTTAGGATTAGAATAGAACTTAACTCCATCACCATTAGATGTTATTGTTATAGTAGCATCTGTAGAAGTATGACCTACACCACTATTAACTATTTTAACAGAATCAATCGATCCGTTTTTTAGAATAGGAAGAATCTCGGTTCCTTTACCTGGTCCCAATAATTTTAAATCTGGAGGTGAATTATATTCACTTCCAGCATTCAATACTATAACTTCAGTTAATTTACCGCCAACACTTATAATAGGAATTAATTGAGCATTCTTACCACTCTTAGGGGTAAAGGTAGGTTGTCTATTATAGTTAATAACTTCTGAAGAACCATAACCAACACCTCCATCAGCAATATATACAGACTTAATAGATCCTCTTACTACAGGTCTTACTGAGGCGTTAAAGTTCTGTCCAGAGAGTGTAGATACTCCTATATGACCAGTTAATGCTGCTGTAATGGGTGGATAATTAAATTCATTAATTCCAGAACCTCCAGACAATAATTCAACATATTTCTTATTTCTAATATAAAAACTAGATGCAGTAGACCCTACACCAACAGCAGATAACTTAAACGAACCACTATTTACTGCAGTTACATAATAATTTGTTAAAGTTGAAAGTCCAATAATAGGAGTTGACTTATTATCATATCTTATTAATTCTCCAGTCTTATATCCATGATTAGGAATATTAATGGTATTAATAGCAGTATTAATTCCCGAAGAAGTTATAGAAGTTAATCTATTAGTATATCCTGAACCAGAACTTCCAATACTTATAGAACTAACTATTCTCTTTTTATTTGCACATTTAATCTCTTGTAAACCTGCTCCATATCCAGTAAGCGAAATACTAGAAACTCCAGCAATTGCCTCAGTATATTTGCTATGTAAGGAAACAGTAGTAGCATCTTTAATAGCACAGAAATAAGGTGCATTAGTAGTCAATCCAGCAATTGCTGTTTGAGCATCAGTAATGTAAGTTACTAACTCACCATCTCTAAATTTATGGTAAGTTGTGAATCCAATAGTATTATTAGTAAGATTGACATACCCTCCAATTTCTGTAGAATCGAAAGTTAAAGAATGTTCTTTTAAAATTAAATTAGCATTAGCAATACATCCAGATCCATTACCTCCACTTATTTTTAGAGTAGGTCTTGATAGATAATCAAATCCACCATCTACAACATCTATTCTTTCTATAGAACCTTGAACTTCACAATAAGCAGATACTCCAGTACCTACACTGTCTACAATCGATAAAATAGGAGGATTTATTACATCATAATTATCACCACCTGCTGTGACTGAAATATCTTCAATAGGTCCATAATAAACTGCATCATTAGACTTGTAATTAAGAATTTCTACACCATTAACTAAAATACCAGTTTTTCCTCTAGGAGTAGATTTATTAATTAAAGACGCAACAGGATCTTGAATCTTTCTTATTAATTTATGAGATCCTATTGATTTTTGAGAAAAAGCAGAAAGTTCAAATTTATTATCAGTTACAGTTCCACTAAAAGAAACGTATATTTCATTAGAAATATTTGCATTACTTTTAGAAAGTTTGATGGTATTAATATCTACTTTTTTAACAAAATATTCACCACTAGCAATATCTAATGCATTATCCCCATCACCAGGAACATAAGTTATTCTTTCTCCAGTTATTAATCCATGATTTGGAAGTATTATTTCAGTATCTTCTTCAAAAGATCCTGAAAAGATAATATCAGTTTCTCTAACATCTAAAGCATCATCAAAGTAACTTGGAATTGAAGCAGAAGCAATATATACATTATTTCCATCAATACCTGGTGTTAAGTAAGAATTTTGAATATTTGTAGTATAGATACTTGCTTCTGGATAATTGCTTAAATTAGCCTTAGATATTAATCTTTGAATTCTATAATTTGTATTGGAATTTAATTCACCAGAACCTTTAATCAAAACTTCTTTAGAACTAACAAGAGATATAATAGTACATGATACATCATTAATAAGAGCATTATCACCTGCAACAAAAGTATGATTATTAAAAAGATTTAATTTATAAGTAAAGTTTGAAGAGTCAATTAGTTCAATAGATTCTACATTATAAGTAGTAGAAATATTAATGAATAAATTCTTTGTTATTTCATTTTTAGAAACTAAACCCAAACCTTTAGGTTCAATAATACTTCCTTCTTCATTATAATAAGAAGAATTAAATTCAGGAACTAAATCTGACAAAACTCCAGTAACTCTAACTTTTACTACGTTAGCAGTTCCTATCCCAGAATAACCATAAGCAAATGTATCTAATCTTAAATTTTGTGCTGGAGAAATAACTTTATCTACTCCAGAACACCCATAAAACTGAGTTAAAGATTTTGAAGTATATTTTATAGAATTGAATGTACCATCTGCATAATTTGCTATTAAAGTACCAGTAGTTCCAAATCCAACTGTAGAATCTACTGTTAAAACAGTAGAACCAATAGAAACACCATCAATTAATTTAGTATTAGGATGTATAGAAAAATCTCCACTTATCTTATCTAAATTATGATCATAATCCAAACTTAATCTATAATAAGATTTATCCCCTCTCACTATCTTTTCTACATCACTAATAGCACTATTAGCCTTTTCAAATCCATAAGTATCATCTTGAAATAAGTTTCTATTAATAAGATCACTAGGATCTCCTTCCAAAGCTTCTACTACTAATTGTTTAGAAACCTTATAATCAGCATCTGAAGGTATGAATAAAAAATCACGTGGCTTAACTACTTCTACATCCTTTCCATAGAGTGCTCTGAAGAGAATTTCAAACGATTGATCTGTTCCTTTAGATGAATAGAAATCTTTAGACTGTTTAACAAATAATCTTTCGTCAATATCAGTAGATAATTCTCTTTCTTCAAATCCAGGTGAAATTTGGGTTTTTACCTTCCTAAAGAATTCTTTAAGAAATCTAATACTTAAATTATTAACTACTGTGCCAGAAGAATGAGTAGAAATTCCAGATTGAGAAAAAACAAGCTCATCTGGATCACCAGGACTTCTATATGAAGTAATTCCACTAAATCCTCTTGAACAACCAGTAAAGGTATTAGTAGTAACACCAGTATATGTAATAATCTCAGAATCTATTTCAAGTAATCCATAAGTATCAGGAAATCCAGTAGTAGAATTTACAGTTATAGTATTATCAGCAATTCCTACGTTAGATGAAAGAGATGTAGAATCTACAAGATCTGTTATTTCATCAATTTTAATATATTTGTCAATATTCTGTAAAACGTCTAAAGTAGACCCCTGACCCTCTAAAGCAGTATAATATTGTGCTAAAAATTCACCAGCAAGAGGAAAATCCGCTTTAATGAAATCTGGCAGTTGATTCTTAACAACTGAACTAATCTTAACCCTTGTATTTTCTGGCATTGATATTAGTATTGAGGGGAGGCGGCTGCACCACCAGTAGGTGCTGGCTGTGGTGTATTAGTAGATCCTACTACATATGTATCTGAGGAAAGGAGGGAGGTATTTGCCTTCTCATTTTCAGTCATTCTAGCAATATCACCAACCATGTAACTAGAAGTTGCTGTATAAAGAGTACCTGAGGTATTTTCTCCAGAACTCACGTTATCAGCAATCATATCAATGGTACTGTTATTAATATCCAATTGTAAGTAAAGATCTTGCAATCCAATTACATCATTAGATTTTGGACAAGCAGAAATTTCTATTATTGGAATATTTTGAACTTTTTTAGATGTATTAATAATATTAATTGGTTTAATCAACACTTCTGCTCTTTGGTAATCAACACTACCTATATTATTAGAAATAATAGTAGGATTATTTCTAGATGCTAAAGTAAACAAGAATAAAGTTCCTGTTCTACCATCTACATTAGGAGAATCACTTAAATAAACAGTATCTGCTACTCCAAATATTTTAAATCCTGATGATTTAATATTATAACCATTATTATTCTTTATATAAAATGCATTACCAAAACAAAGTTCATATTCTGCATGTTGATTTAATAAAGGTTTTAGATTCCTTCTTATTTCTATTTTTGTAATATTGGAAGTTATAGAATCATTACTATTATCTACAACTGCTTGGAATTTACTATATTTGAATTTTGCTCCATATTTGTTCATTTCTGAAGAATCTGCATAGTTAGTAATGTTGTTTGACACTACAGATTTTACAGCATCCGAATTAGCAGCTAAATTGGGGTTATAATAAGCATTAATATGTGCTTCAACATACAAATACTTAAGATCTAAGATTTCAGTAACAATTCCAGCAACAGAATACTTCCTTAACATGGTATTAAGGTTATTTTTGATGGAATCTGGTACATAAGGACCATAAAATGGTTTTATAGTAATAAAAACCTTTCCATATTTTGGAGGATTCAATTCTTCACCACCAAAAGCTGAAACTGACTCAGTTTCTGGGTAAATTTTGGGAATTAGTGCTTCATAATCACCTGCTGTGACTGCTCTATTATAAGCAGAGTAAATTTTAGGTGCAAAACGCTTAATTGAGTCAACTGATTCAATTTCTTTACCTCCTGTAGACTCACTTACAGTAGAAAGTATAGAAATTCCTGTACTTACAAGGTTATTGTTGTTA